GAGCTGAGGGAGCTGTGTAGGGCTCTTTGGGTGAGGCTTTGTGTCACGCAAGCGGAGAGAGAAGTTTTGGTTGCAGAGGCTATTGAATATGGATACAGAGAAGGATATGCAAGAGCAGTTGTACAACTCTCGTATGAAGCTCAAGAGGGAGATGCAGCGTGCCATACAGTGCATTAAGCCCAGTAGCAAGAGAAAGTTAGCAGCCGAGTGGAAAGAGAAGTATTCTGAGTTGTTTTACAAGGAGTTGATTTCTTGTGCTAGAAACAAAGATGTAAGAGTAGAGATAGCGTACTGGACAGAAGAAAGGATGGGTAAACCCGATGGCTACTGAACAAGAAATAATGGATTTACTTGAACAACAAAGGTATGCAGATTACCGCCAGAAGTTGTTGCAGAGAAACTTGGCTTATTCTCAACCCAATTGGCAACAGCAGATGACCCAGTTGAGTCCTGAACAAGAAGCAGCGTTTACCCAATGGGTGCAAGCCAATCAAGTTCCATACAATCCTAATGACAAATACCCTGATTACGATATGAAAGGTTATTATTTGTCGTTACAACAGGGACAAGCTCCCCAGGCAAGCGTCAATACCACTGACCAACAATTGCATTACCCAGACACGTTTAAAACGCCTTACCATGAGTCTTTTAGCAAAGAATCTCAGTGGGCTACGGAGGGTGCTCCTGAGTGGCAAGGAGAGCGTTTGGTGGCCCCCAGTGGTGAATTGGTGTTTGAAACTCCAAAGGCACAAGAGTGAACTTTAACCTCAAGAACTTTTATAAGTTTTGTTCAGAACTCAAGATTGAGACTAAAGAGGAGGGCCTCAAGAAAATGGGTAACCTCTTGGGGACTCAGACGTATGTAATGGAAGAGATGACGAAAGGGTTGGCTGATGACGTACATTTTTTCGTTATTCTTAAGGGTCGTCAGTTGGGTATTACTACTGTTAGTCTGGCTCTTGACCTTTATTGGCAGTTTACCCATCCTGGTTGGCAGGGGACTCTTGTTGCAGACACAGAAGAGAATAGAGATATGTTCCGCTCTACTCTGGCAATGTACATTGAAGGCTTACCCAAGGAGTACAAGATTCCTTTGGTGGCCCACAATAGAAACCAAATGGTTCTTAAGAATCGTTCTAGAATCTTTTACCAAATCGCTGGAAATAAGAGTCGATTGGGGCAAGGTAAGGCTATCACTTACTTACACGGGACCGAGACAGCCTCTTGGGGAAATGAAGAAGGACTCGCTTCTCTCATCGCCTCGTTAGCGGAGAAGAACCCTGAGAGACTCTACATGTTTGAGAGTACGGCTCAGGGCTTTAACATGTTCCACGACATGTACAAGACGGCTAAGAGAGCCAAGACACAGAGGGCAATCTTCTGTGGCTGGTGGCGTAATGAATACTATTCAGTCCCTGCCGACTCCAATATCTACAAGGTGTACTGGGACGGCAAGTTAAAGGGTGAAGAGAAAGAGTGGGTCAAGGACATCAAGAAGCTCTACGGGGTGGAGATTAACTCTAGACAGATGGCTTGGTGGCGGTGGAAGATGGCTGAGGGCATCAAAGATGAAAGCCTGATGTACCAGGAGTTTCCACCTACAGAAGATTACGCTTTTGTGATGACAGGGACCAGTTTCTTTTCTAACTCAAGATGCACAGACGCTGCCAAAGAAAGTAAGAGGGTTTTGTATGACGGCTACCGTTACGCTTTCGGTCAAATGTTCCAAGACACCGAAGTGCTCAAATCCACAGAACGACTGTCCACTCTTAAAATCTGGGAAGAACCAGTCGATACAGCTTACTATGTTATTGGAGCAGACCCTGCTTACGGAAGCTCCGATTGGGCAGACAGATTTTGCATACAGGTGTTCCGATGCTATGCTGATGGTCTGGACCAAGTAGCTGAGTTTGCCACCTCTGAGATGAACACCTACCAGTTTGCGTGGGTGATTGCCCATCTGGGCGGTGCGTACAAGAACAGTACCTTGAACCTTGAGATTAACGGCCCTGGTCAGGCGGTCATCAATGAGATGAAGAACTTGAAGAGACAAGCAGCCAATACCACTGGAGACTTAGGTCGTGGACTGGAAGATGTCTTGGGAAGCATGACCAATTACATCTGGAGAAGGAACGACTCAATGACGGGTCCAGGCAACTCTATGTACTGGTTAACCACTGCTAGTAGCAAGGAGCGGATGCTCAACTACATGAAAGATTATTTTGAGCGTGGCATGATGAACATTGTCTCGATGGACACTTTGGATGAGATGAAAGGCATTGTCCGTGAGCAAGGGTTTATTGGTGCGCCTGGGCGTGGCAAGGATGACAGAGTCATAGCCTGTGCACTGGCTGTTGCAGCGTATGCCGAGCAGTTGCAACCTAGACTTTTACAGATGAAGATTACCCGTGAGGTCAGTAGGTCACAAGAGACGATGACACCTGAAGAGATTGCTGTTGGCAAGAATGTTTCTAATTACCTTAAACACATAGGCATCTATGGAGCATCAAAACGTCCTTCTCCCCAAAGCTGAACTTAAAAGGCAGATTAAACGCTTTTTAATGGACAAGGATAGGGGCATATCCATCCCTCTCTTTGCGGACCTCTGTGGCCTCTCCAGTGCCCATATCAGGGATGTATTCTTAGAGGAGTGTCAGCCCCTGACAGAGTTGGTCCAAATAAGGGTGAACAAAGCCTACAGAGAGTGGAAAGAGGGGCGTGTGCGGGTGATGAAAAGGCGGGATAACACTCGGTATGTGGACTATCGAAAAGAGGCGTACAGCCCCCACATGCCCAGTCAGAAGCTGGTGATGACCAGAGACGGGATTAAATTGAAGGTAGGTATGGCAAACCGTCACGACTACAGTGACAAAAACTTAGATGAAAGAGGGTAAAAATGGCAATTCTTAGAGACTACTTTTGTGAAAGTCACGGCATATTTGAGGCTTGGGAACCCCAGTGCCCTATGAAAATGTGCAAAGCACAAATATCCATCGTGCACTTAAAGCCTGTAGGAACCAGAAGTGATAGAACAAAAAAGGCAGATGAAAGCCTAAAAGGACTTGCCAAAGACTTTCAAATGACGGATATTAAGAGTACCCGTGCAGGTGAACACCAGACAGGGTATCTCACTAGAAACAACGAACTCACACAGAAAGAGTTGGATTTTGTTGAGGGTGCTCAAGCTGAGAAAGAGCGTCAGATATTGGCACAAGGACCTAAACCACCAGCTCTTCCCAGAGAGGCTCGCCCTGGTGACGCAGCCATGTGGGGTGCTCAAGGCAGTATCAGTATGAACTCTGTGATGGGTGGGCAGTTCAGGCCAGTCAAGGATGAGGCAGTCAGTATTTTGCCCCATCAAGCCTCGCCAACTGGTAGACTAGCAGGTCCGATAGCGGGGAACGGGTCTATGAAAGACCATCAAAACTTACAGGTGGATAAATGAGAATACCGAGTAATGATTTAGACAGAGAAGAGTTTTATCTAGACTTGATTCGTAAATGCACCGTCTCTGTCAACGAAAGAAAGACTGATTACCAAAACCTCCGCTCTTGGTATCTGTTTGGAAATGGCCCTAGTCAAGCTCCTGCCATCTACAACAAAATCTTTCCTCACCTAGACCAGCTCACGTCTTTTCTTTACTCGGCTGAAACCACCAGATTCTCTATCAACACGGGGGCAGCAGTCCCCGACAGTGAACAAGCCAAAGTACCCGTATTGACCCGTGCTCTCAATGATGAGTGGCTAAATAGCAACGCTGACCAAGTGTTCTCTACAGCCACCACTTGGGCACTGGTTTACAACTCTTGTTTTGTCAAACTCATCATGCGTAATGGTGAACCTCACCCCTACGTGGTTGAGCCTCAGTGTATCGGTGTCCTCAGAGAAGATACCACTTACACTGACCGACAAGAAGCCTTAGTACACACGTACTACATTACCAAATCAGAACTCTATGACCGCCTCTACAACCATCCTAGACGGGATGCAATTGTCAAACGCTTGTCTCTGGTAGTCCATGAGAGGACTGAAGTGGCTAACGGCATGGAGCGTATCCTGATGTCGCAGACCAATCCTCAGCTCTACGGTAATGTGAACCTCGATTTATCGGGGCAAAACCGTTATAAAGCAATGGTTGCAGAGGATACAGTGGAGATGACAGAGCTTTGGGTGTGGAATGACG